TTGATTAGTTCATTAAGGCTTCGAACACTATCAAGTTGAGGAACAATACCAGCGTCAATGCTTCCAGAAACAGAATACCGTTGTAACTCGTTAAGAGTTCTTCGATAGTCTGGGAAATACTTTTCAACAACTTTGGCAAGGACAGTTTTGTCATATTCAATACTCTCTTTTGTCAGAATTTGCTCAAGACGCTTATACATCTTGGAAGCCATAGTAGGCTTCTCATTATTCTTCAAGGTAAAGTCAACGATGGAACATCTAGAATGAATTGCGTCCTTGATCTTTGCCTTGAAGTTACATGTGAAGATGAATGAACAGTTAGCAGAGAACTTTTCAATAACTCCACGAAGGGCATCTTGCGTATCTGGTGTGAGACCGTCGGCCTCGTCTAGAATGATAACCTTACGTCCACCAGTTAGCGATACAGTTGACGCATAACCCACAACCTTTGTTCTAAGAACATCGATGCCTCTTTCCTCAGAACTATTAATGAAAAGATAGTTACAACCGATTTCATCACACATAGCCATAGCGGCTGTGGTTTTGCCACAGCCTGCTGGACCCGATAGAAGGAGATTTGGGATCTCTCCATTATTCACATACTCCTGAAACGCTTTCTTAATGCGATCAGGTAAAATACAGTCCTCAATGGTATGAGGACGGTACTTTTCCACAAACAAAAATTCTTCGCTCATTCACTTTCCTTATCATAGCGACTAGCATTGATATACATTATAACAGACATTAGCAGGTAAAACAACCAATTATAAATGTCTGTCTTATCCACGGTCCAGTAATATATGGCTGCTACAGCATTTAGCAACCCGAAGATTTCCATGATCAGTGCAGCCATTAGGGTGCCGTCTTTTCAATAACTGTGGAATAAAACTCCTCGAAGTCAGTGTTCTGCTGAACCTCGTCATTGAAGTTTGCCTTGAAGTATGCACGAGCCATACGTCTAAAGAGTTTCTTATCAACACCTAACTTGTCACAAGTCTCGGTGATAATCTCTTTCTGTAACTCACGCTCTGCACCAACACGGGTCATGGAGTCATTCATCTCCATGATAGCCTTACGGAAAGTCTTACGATCTTCATCTGTTAGACCCTGCACCGAACGCTGCTGTTGATTATGTCCGATCATACTCATTAGTTCACCTCGATAACTGCTGAAGGATTAATACACACCGCTGATGTAACATAAACACCACCAGCATCTTTACATTTCTTTTCAAGACTTAGTGTTAGTGATATGTCTGCCACTATTGTAAGGATCCACAATACAAGCACTCCAACAAGAAGTTTTTCCATTACTTTGTCTCCAGTGCAATCCAATACTTTAGATTACCAGACTTGTTGACGAACTTGGCAAATGCATCTACCTGTAGTTCAACATCATAGTCATCAGGAAGAAGTTTTAGATTGTCTGTCTTGAATGTTGCTGTGAAGTCCTTACCAGCATAATCACCGATCTTGATCCAACCTAGATTAGATGTATCGTTAGAACGCTCATGGGTCTGTAGCAATAGATCACCATTCTTACCAACAACTGAAAGGTGTGGTAGGCTGGTCATCGATGCCATCTTTAGCAACTTTGTAAGAATAGCATTTGTCAGATTAAAGGTAACGCTAACATTCTTGAGAACGAGTTCCTTATCTGGAGGGGTGATGATAAGATTAGGTGAACATGCACGATACGTAAAGGTAAACTCACCATCATTCAAAGACACGTTATCATTCTTGAATGTTAGTTCTGGATCCTTTAGAGTGGTAGCAATACCTAGGAACTGGTTGAGGTCATAGATACCAAATTCCTCTGGTAGATCATCGTCAAGGGTAGCCTCAACAAGAATAGACTTCTCTGGGGAAATAGTCTTTTGCTTCTTACCTGCGTGAAGAACCACACCCCCATTGATCGAGGCAAAGTTCTTTAACACCGCTAGGGTTTTATCCGATAGTTTCATAATATACTCCTTGTTATCACACTTGATGATGAAATATTGTATTATCTTTTGGTAGTTGTGTCAAGGTGAATTTCACATTATCCTTCAATTTTTCTAAGGTACTGTCATTCACCAGGGTATAGTCAACCTTCTGACCGATCCATGCCCATTCACTTTCATGGACGTTATACTGATCCATGATATTGATCCCAACTGTATTGGTAGACATTGCGTCATCGTACCAAATAGGATCTTCTCCTCGTTTCACTCGAACAACGGTACCGCCGACACTCCGGATAAAGTTAATCTCGTTAGGAAAACGAACGTCAGATATAACCACATCATTATATCCGTGAATACGTTTCTCAAGAGCGGCTACCCAGATGTTATCCGCAATACCCTCACGACATGCTTCTGTACCAAACTTCTGTAGAATGAGGCGAGGAGTCACCTCATATCCAAGTTTCGTAGACCACCAAGGGTCTACACGCTCACGAAAGGCTCGTGAAGCATTACTATCACCTTCTAAAAGACCACGTGGCCACGTAAAGATTGTAGCAACCGCATCCTTTAGAGCATCAGCGAAAGCAAAGCCGTGATACCCATGCTCTCTAACAAGGATATCACGGACAGTACCTTTGCCGGATCCTATGAATCCCACTAATCCGATTATCATGTTCGCTCCTTACAATTATCAAAGTGCCACTTCTTCATAGCACCACCTTTGCCAACTTTTCCACAATGTGGACAAGTATGTGTTTTGCATGATGAGTGAGTACCATTTTGTATACCTTTCATAACATTATGTTTTTGACATTCACTATTTTGAAAGGGATGTGTACCATTCACAATTCTTCTAGATGATATCTCACGGAATTTAGGTTGTAATGAATGATGTTTGCCCGTTTCTATCGCTTTAGCAAAACCCTTCTTACCGCTATTACTCTGAAACTCTTTATTCAAAAAATGATGAGTACCATCATTAAGACGCTCAAGTTGTTTCTTTCTGTTTATAAAAGAAAGAGCCATCTTTGCATCTTTTTCATTCCATTCAGGTTCAGGGATATCTAGTATTGAGACTGTGGCCTCAATACCAAGTGCTTCTGCGAAAGGACAATAAATAGACATAGGCTGGCGCTCCTGTTTAGCGTTAGAGTAGGCAGGTGTTGGTAGCACCGTGGCCTACATCTATTTAGTAATCCATTATCTCAAGTTTCCTGTCATTGCTGCGACTGCGGGAAGATCACCTTGGAAGCCATAAGTTCCAACGTGAGTTGTTTTCATCCATGGGCATAGCCAAATCTGAATACCAATCTTGCGTGACCACTGACAGAACATATAATCTTCTGAAAGATATCTATGTGAATCTGGGTCAATGATTGTATCAAAGTATGCATGAATGTAACGTGAGCCGTCAAAGTTGGCTTGACCAACATGATCTGGCTTGTAGTTAAGTTCTGGATATGCTTCTCTAAACTTGTCAAAGACTTCACGCTTGACCATCATGTAACCTGTACCAATCTCTAGAACTTCTACTGGTTCAGTAACCTTAAAAGTTGTAGTACCAGGGACTGGATTGAATACATAATCACCCGTGATCTGATCCAGATGCATTGGGGTGAACTGAGGATTGTCAAGATTTTTCTTAACAGCAGTTGCGACATTACCCCAATTGATAGACTTCTTAGGATAAGGACCACCAATGATATCACGATCAAGTGCTAGTAGAGCAAGGACGTCCTGGGGGTTAAACTGAATATCAGAATCGATGAACAGTAAGTGAGTGCAGCCAGAGCGAAGAAACTCGTCAACCAGATAGTTTCTGGCTCTAGTGATTAGTGATTCATTAAAGATGAAAGAAAAGCGACATTCAATACCATATTGAATACAGGTGGCTTGTAAGTCTAGTATGGACTTTGCGTAAAGACCTAAACACTGTCCACCGTAACAGGGGGTTGCAACAAATAACTTTTTCTTTCTCAAATCATCTGTTGAAATTTTAATTTCCATATTGTTCTCCATACACGAAAAGCGCAGGGGCAGGTTGTGCCCCCACGCTTATATAGCATACTTTATTTGTTATTAGTATGTTTCTGCAAGACGATAGAAAGCGGTGCGCTTACCATTGACGTTGCGATAGTTAGTATAAATGCTGTAATATTCACGTAGATCATGAACACGCTTACCAACAGCCTCACGTGGAACACGGGCTAGTCGGGCAATGCTATCAGCGGTAACACCAGCACCGGTGTTATACTTTAGCAGGACGTTTTCAATCTTTTCAATCTGAGTCTTACGTGGGGTAGCCATAATATAGTTCTCCATTCAAAGTTATCGGTGTTGGTGGTCGTGAAAGGAAAGGACCCGTGTATAACCACCAACACCATTTTATTATACACGGGTATTCTTATATTACTTAGAAAGCAACTTCCGCAGTAACGTCGGGAGTCGCCTGTTCAGCCACAGGAGCCGGGTCAATCGTTTCATCGACTTTCTTATACAATTCCATGAAGGCATTTTTAGTATCCACATCAAAGCGGTTCAGACAAAGTTCGATTGCTTTCACTTTATTCTGACCAAAGATAGCATAAGCCTCGCAGATATGAACGAGACGACGAGTCGAGATAATCTCGGACAAAGCACCTTCATAGAAGGACTTACGAATAACGTCAGCCCAAGTAACCATCTTATCAACAAAGTCATTTGCTTCAAGACCCGAAGCACTCAGGACATTGTTGAGAATCTTGGCTTCAACTTTAGCAGAAGGATATTCTTGTTCCATCGTAATGGAGAAACGCTCAAGGAACGCTTCGTTCATAACGTTGGTGCCGATAAAGCGGCCGTCATCGGAGCCCTTACCCTTAGTGTTTGCAGTAGCAATCACATTGAAGCCAGGAGCAGGATGCACAACACGATTAGTCTTTTTGAGATAGACAGCCTTGCCTTCAAGGACAGGCTGTAGACACATCATCTTGTTGGAACCAAGGTCAACTTCGTCGAGAAGAAGAAGTGCACCACGATTCATGGCAGTGATAACAGGACCATCCTGCCACACAGTTTCACCATTAACAAGACGGAAGCCACCGATCAAGTCATCTTCGTCAGTTTCAATCGTGATATTGACACGAACCAACTCACGCTTTTCTTGAGCGCAAACCTGTTCGACCATCATCGTCTTACCGTTACCAGAAAGACCAGTGATATAAGCCGGATAAAACTTGCGAGACTTGATAATGCTGCGAACATCAGCAAAGTTACCAAACGGAACATAGCCAGTTGCCTTTTCAGGTACAAGCGACATTTCAGCATTATGCGAAAGAACAGACGGTGCAACCATAGCAACCGCAGTCTCAGGAATCTTATTCACTTTAGCAACTTTCTTTTTAAGAGGGGTTACATTTGATTTTGAAGAAAACGATTTGATCGAATAGAGACCACGACCAAGACGGACAGACGGGTCATTAAACAACCAATGAGGACGGGGGACGTCATACTTAGCAGAGATTTCATCTGCCTGCTTACGGGTAATTTCCGTAACAGCACCAAGTTCAAAAAGAACCTTATCAAGGAACAATTCCCGGGAATCAAACTTAGCCATATCGAACATTTCCTTTCACGATTTTCGATTATGATGTATTATAGCATAGGGAATGGGTGTTGTCAAGCACTATCTTTGAATGACAACACCCTTGATTTTACGCTACTTTCTTGGACTGGCTAGCAATCCGTTCCACAAACTGACGAAGCAGAACACGGTTAACAGTCTTTTTCTGAGCAAACTTGGAGAAAGCGGAAGCCATCTTGCGGACAGTCATCTTCTTTTCACCAGAGTTATCAATCTCCAGATTGTTCTCCGTGTTTCTCATCGACTTAGTGTCAATGATATAGTATTCGTCATAACCAGCACTCTTGACAGGATAGTATTTGTTATCTGACCAGAACTTGCGGGCTTTGGCATAAGCCTCAGGATTGCCGTTAGCGATGTTAAACTCGTTTTCGACACTCTTGAAATTGCAACGCTCATAAAGAAAGAACCCAACTAGATTGCAGTTGATACGATCTTTAAGAATACGCAACAAAGTATTTGTGTTATCACGAGTGCAAGACCATTCATGAGGATGCCAATCATACGTTTTGTGTGTGATCGGATCAACATAAAAGTAACGGGTTTGGTGTCCCTTAGTGAGGGTACGTGGTTCAGTGGAGTTTTCAACACCAGCAGGACCATTCGACTCACCGTCAGTCAGCCAAACGACGTTAGTGATTTCCACTTTGTTGCGGATGATAAAGTCCTCAACAACCTTAGGGGCAATCATAATAGCGTCATTAAGCGGTGTACCACCCATGCCATCAGAGTTGATATAGCAATGCTGA